CGGCATCCACGTCTTTGAGCCCATCACCGCGCAACTGACCGCCGTGCTGGCCGAATCCGCGACGATCAGCGCGCCGTCGAGGAAAATGCCGTTCAGCGCGAGCGCCGTAACTGCGGTGATGAAGAAGTTCGACGCGTTGTTCGCGGTACCGGTCGTGAAGCCCTCGAACTGGACCACATCGCCGACCATGTAGCCATCCGTGATGAACGAACCGGTCGCGCGCGTGAACTGCTGGCTCGTGACGGTGCCGGCGACAGCGTCGATGGTCGACGCAGCGGTCGCGCCTGCCTTCTGCCACGCCTGACGCATGACGGAGGCCATGAACTGTTGCCACGTGCCGACCGACAGTTCGTCGGAGATCGTGCCCGTGACCGAGCGCGTGCCGTGGCGGAAGTCGGAGAACTGGTAGTCCGGCCGGATTTCGGTCGACTTGTAGGTCTTCTTCGTCAGATCGACGTTGCTGCTCGTGCGGCGCATGAGTTGGCCGCTGGTGTTGAGTGCTGGCGTGGCAAAGGTGGTTTCCTTCGCCACGATCAGTTGCTTCGATACGCCGACTGCGATCAAACCGGACATGTGTCGTTCCCCTGTGTTAGTTGACTGCCTCTCGGCGCTTCACGCGCGATTCTAACCGAAAACGTCTTCCCGGTAACGGATACGCACCGGTATGAAGAAAAAACCGTTCTGGTCGTTCATGCCCTTTGCGCGCGTGGGCGTGTAATCGATATTGATCGTCAGACCATTCTGCGTCATGCCGCCGCGCGGAAAAAGCGCGATCAGCGCGTCGGCGACCTTCTCAGCGTCGGCCGGCCCGGCGTCCTGTACGCCATACACGTTGACCTGGTAGATGCCCACCAGACGCTGCGACGTCACGCCCAGCCACGGATTCTGCGTCGGCGCGGGCAGCATCGCGCACTGCAGGTACATGACGTCGGGCGACGGTGTGTAGGTCGTGTTTTCCCAGGCAATCGGGAGTTGCGGCGTGTGGGCGAGCGCGTACGCGTTGATGCGGGTCTCGAAGGCTTCGCGGATGTCTGCGTTCATAGGCTCAATTTTGCGATGGCTGGTTTCACGAACGACTCTTCCCACTCGATGACGGTGATGCCGCGCACGCCCGCTGGCGCCTGCGTAGAAAACCCGTTGATCGTCCTGCCACTGGAGCGGCGGCCGCCCTTGTCGCTGTACAGACCGTACTCGATGTGCGGCATGTAGACGCGATTGTTGACGATGTAGGTCACGCCGCCAGCGGGCACCTGCCTGATCTCGGCCGCGAGTGTGGCCGCTGTATCGGCACCGCCCGGCGACTGGTCGACCGCTTCCGGGAAATCCTCGCCCGATGGCGAGCCGACCGTGAACTGCCAGTTCGCGCGCAACGTCGTGATATCGATCGGTGTGCGCTCGACGAGCGCCGCAGCGATCCCCGCCGTCGCCTCCTGAACGACCGAATCCACATTCGCGAGCGCCTTGTCGCGAAACGCTCTCACCTGCGCGGCGAAGTCATCGGCCATCGCTTACGTCTTCGGGACGCCTCGTACGTGAAGTTCATGAACCACGGGAACCGAGCCAGACGGATTGGTGGTGGTCGTCGCCAGCACATTGTAGACGACGCCGTTCGAATCGATGATCGTGTCGTCCGTATCAGGCTGGGGCATCTGCACCGACACGCCGTTGAGCGTCGCCTGCATGCCGAGGAACAGGCGCTTGTCGCCCTGCTGGATCTCGGTGCCGCGAATCGTCGTGACGGAGGGCGAGCTCATTGAAAAATCCACCAGCGCGCCCTGACCGATGAAGGTCGTGGTCGTCGTGGTGTTCTTGCCCTGCGTCGGGTCGTAGGACGACGGCCCCTGCTGCACCAGCGTGATCTGCTGGCCGTACTGGTCCAGCAGCTTCGTGGTGGTCCCTTGCAGCCTGCTGTAGAGGTTCGAGAGGCTCGTCATTTGCGTTTTTTCCGCTTGTCCTGCTTTTTCTTCAGCCGGTCATAGGCAGCGAAGAGCCGCTGGCACATGGCCTGCATGCAATACGCCTTGAATTCCTTGCTCGGATCGTTCTCACCCAGTTCCTCCATCGCGTAGTCGCACAGGTGCGTGACCTCGTGGACGATCAGCGCGTGGACCTGGTTGAGGGAGAGATCCTGCCGGTCGGCGATGCAGATAATCGCAGCCGGCTCGCCGTCGCCTGAGCAGTCGAACCGGTGGACCGTCGCGCCCGACGTCGGCCGGAACAGGTAGGCCGTGCGATCTTCCGGCTTGACCTTCAGGTGGTCGAGCGCCTTCTGGTACTGCTTCTCGGTGATGCACAGGCAGAAGTTGAACGGATTTTTAATGAGCGTGCGCTCGATCCACTCTCCCCCGCTCACAGCTTGACCGCCATGACGGCTGCGACCGGCATCGTGTCGCCCATGACGGTCAGCGCAACCGCGCCGCCCGTGTTGAGCGTCATCATTTCGTCGGGCGTCGGCTTCCAGAACGAGATGTTGGCCGGCTGCCCGTTGGCATTCGTCTTCGTGAACGGCAGCGCGGTGGCGCCGTCGCCGAGCTTGTGCGTGCTGGAGGTATGCTGGATAGGTTTCATTTCGGTTCTACCTCGATAGAGACGGGCGGCATCCCCGCGCCGATCACCCACAGCGCGATCAGGCCGCCGTTCTTCAACTCCTCGATCTCTTCTGGCGTCGGGCGCCAGAATGAAATGATGGCGTCGTGGCCTTCAAACTCTGTGCGGGTAATCGGCAGCGCGCTGACCTGCGCCGTCGACTGGTCCCAGCCCTTCGGCGCGCCCAGTACGTCGTTGTTCGTCGGGTGCTGAACGCGCTTCATATGCGGTTGATCCGGGTTGTCAGACCGTTGGTGCCGTCCAGATACGGATTGAGCATCAGATCGATCTGGCGGTAGCGCCGGTACTGCGGCGACATCCGGTCGTAGTTCACCTGAATCGGGCCGACCTTTTCCACCAGCGTACGCTGATCCAGGTCGGGCCACAGCGTCGAGTTGGTCTGCGCGAGCACCGCAGCGCGCTGCGCCAGTTCAATGTTGGCGTTGACGACTTCAGGCGGCACGAGATTGGCCGGGTAGGTGTAGGACAGGCGCTGATCGACGAAGAACGACGCGGTGTCCTTAAGGATCACGCCGATGCGCGGCCAGTCGAGCGACTGACCTGGCAACCACGCGCCGGGCTGCCCCTGCAGCGCAGGGTTCGGGATCGCGCCCGGCTGCACGCGCAGACCGAGCCACCGGAGCCGGTAGACGCCTGTCATGTACTGGCAGGCCTGCTGCAGAAACTGCTCCTGCTGCGACTCCGACAGCGCGGTCCACCACGTATAGCCCATAGTGGTGCAATACGTGGCGGCCGCCGCCACACTCGCGTACGAGTTGGCGTTCTGGACGATCGTGCCGTCCTCGACGATGATCGTACCGGTGGTCACGAGGCCTCGGACGTCGTATCGCCTGCTGCCGCCGACTTGATCGCGACAAGCGCCGCTTCATCGCTGGCGATGCGCGCGTTTGCGGCAGCCACTGCGGCGGCTTCGTTCGCGGCGTTGGCCGCGTCGGTAGCCTGCTGCTGCGCGAGGGTCGCCGTGGTCTGCTTCTTCATCGCTTTGCGGCGCGCGGTCTCGGCGTTCTCGTCGGCGAGCACCATTGCTTCGGTCAGATCCGCGACGTTGACGATCATGTAGCCATCTGGCGCGTCCGGGTTCAGCACTTTTGCGGTCGGTAGGGTCGCCATATCACTTAGCTCCTTTCTTTTTCGATTCGTAAGCGGCCAGCGCCGGCGGCAGTTTACCCTTCACGGGCTTTGCCGACTTCGCGGTCGCGGTTTTGGCAGCCGGTGACTTGGCGGCCATCTTCGGTGCAGGTTTCATCGCCACGGATGGGCTCCATTCAGTGAGTTTCCCGCATTGTAGCAGCGATCAATGAAAACGGGGCGCTCTCGCGCCCCGTTGAGGTTCCCTACCCGGCTAACCTTAGCCCATGACCGTGGTCACGTGCTCCGGCTTGATCACCGACGCGCCGTACGCGATGGCGATTTCGTAGTAGACCTGGCGGTATTGCTTGTACATCGACACGTCGAACGCGAGGCCCGAGCGCGGGTCGATGATCGTCGCGCGATCCTCGGCCATGTCGCCCTCGACCGGCAGAGCCGGCGCGCGCGTCACGAGCGCAATCGCGTTGCGGTGATACGCGAGGTTCGGTGCGTAGCTCGCGCCGATGGTCATCGCAGTGTTGCCCGCGAGCGCGTTGAGCAGACCCGGCTTGTTCAGCGTGATCGTGCCTGGCGCGCTGATGCCGGCTGCCACCACGTAGTTGTTCGGGTCCCCCGCGAACGTCACCACGTCGCCCGGCACAACCGTGCCCGTGCCGGTTTGCAGCGGAACCTGCAGCGAACCTGCAGCCACCGCGCCGTTGGTCACGTAGCCCGTGCCCGTGCCCTTGGTCGTTTCCGGCACCTGCGCCGACTCGCGAACTTCGAAGCCGTGCAGACTCGTCAACGTGCCCTGACGCAGCAGCGAGTCGTCGCCCGCTTCGTTCACAGCGGTCAACTGGAGCAGCGTGCGCATGTTCGCGCCGGCCGTCGTGTTCATCGTGAAGTGGATATCCGACAACGGCGAACCGTTATCGGACAGCACCTTGCGAGCCAGCGCGGTGGCGCCGAGGTTGGTCGCGAACGGCGTGGTGCCGGCGGTGCCCGTGGCGCGCGACGAACCGAGCAGCGTGGTTTGGGCCACGAACAGTTCGATGTTGTTGCACAGCGTGCGCATCGCCTGGATCATCTGGTCGTTCTTGATCTTCGCGTAGCCCGGGCCGGTGTTCAAGCCCTTCTGTTCTTCACCGTTCCAGCGGAACGGCACGGCCTGCGCGTAGGCGATCGTCAGCGGCGTGTTGCCGATGATCTGGTCGCCCGTGTTCGGCGCCGTCACGCCTGGCGTGATGTTGTTCGCCGCTGCGGCCGGCGTGATCGGCACGAGGATCTGTTGACCGACTGCAGCGCGTTCTGCGCTGGCATCCATCGCGATGGACGGGATGAACCCGACCAGTTCCCGCGACACGATGTCCAGCGATTCGTACAGAGTGGGCAGGAGCCCGGTGAGTGTATTTGCCACAGTGGTCAATCCTCTTTTTGAAAAATTATTCGTCCACGACCGCGACGCCGGATTTGATCGTCTTCATCTGATCAGTCGGATGCAGTTGATCGAAACTTGCGCGCGTCATCTTTTTACCGCCTTCACTGCCGCCACCACCTGCCGAAGCGTGTGCCCCCGACCCGCTTGCTCCCGAAGGCTTCAGGATGTGGTCGCGATTCGGATACTGGTAC